TAAATATTATCAAAACTATAAGGTTGATTGGTATATAAAGGTACAGTATATTCAACTCTAATATTTGGTAATTTAAAGAAAAATCTTATTACATCACCACTACTAATACCACTTGCTTCTACACTATCTAATATTTCACCTAATTTATTATTTTGTGCATCTTCACTATCTGTACCTATTGTGTGACTACCTGCAATACAACTATTTAAAATATTTCTTAAATTTATATTTGAACTATAACCTCTATACATCCAAATTCTAGCATATGTACCATCAGCATATTGATAAGTTGAACCATCAAGATTTTTAAATGTTATTAAACCATCTTGTAGAGTATTTGAAGCAGCAGTATTATAATTATAATCATATTCAACTATTTCCTGATCAGTAGATGTACCATTAACTATTTGTGCTTTAACAGTAGCACCACTAGCATTTGAACTTAAATTAATACCAAGATTTGATACTAAAGGTGAAGATAATCTTACTGTAACTGTACCAGTACCTGTAGAGTTAAAATAAGCACCAGTTTGACCTATAGGTTTAAATATTTGATATACTTTTGGTGAGTTATGCAACTGTATCATATCACCAACTTTAAATATTTTATTAGTGTTAGGTGCAAAGTTAGTTAATGTTAATTCTCTTAAAGTACTATAACTAGTTTGCATAACTTTAATTTCTGTTTCTCCAGTTTTTAAAGGTATAGCTTTATTACTAATAATATTATTACCATTGTTACTACTAGGGTTTACTTCTAAAAATTGAATACCATCTTCAATACTTAATAATTCGTTTTCTACTTCTAAATACTGTTCCTCTGAAAGTAATGGTAAGTTAGCATCAATTGATAAAAGACTTGGGCCTAATCTATGTGTTCTACCATAACCACCTGTTGTCACAGATCTTGCAGAAGATGCTGATCTGTTCATAGTTATGTCGTTTGCATATTTAAAGATTGCACTATCAGCCATTATTTATTTCTCCCTTTAACACCTTGTGTGTTAGATTGATAAGATCTATTAGCACCACCAACTTCCGAAGAAGCTGACGATATAACAGCCTTAATCTGATCTATAGACCTTTGATCTACGTTACCAGATATATTAATATTAGTTACATTTGTATTACCACCACCCATTGATCCGCCCTTAGCCTTATCTCTAGGTATAACAACTTCGCCAGGCGTTAGCATTGTAGGTATTCTATCTGTGTATGGTGCACCACCAGGGACAACACCACCTTTATTCATACCGAAAAAGGATGTAGTACCACCTGATACTAAACTTAATGCTGCTATACCCGCTTGAGCAGCAAGTTGTTCATTTTTTTCTTTTGTAATAGCTTTTTCTTTATTTAATTTATCACCAAGTAATGATTGAAATAATAATTCAACACCATACTCAATACTCTTTTTTAATAACGTTTCAGCAATACTAGTTAATACATTTTTAAAACTGTTTTTAGTAATTTCTAATAATGAGTTACCTTGTCTTAATCCGTCAATCCAAGTTGTAGAAATTGTATCTGCAACACCTTTAGCCTCAATACCAACTCCTGCTAATTGTTCTCTATAAGTTTTAATTTCAGTTACAGATTCTGCTGAAGCCTTAGCCTCAGCTTGTCTTACAATTTCATTAAATTGCATTCTCTTTTTATGAGATTGTTCAGCAAGAAAATCTTTTACCTTAGCAGCCTTTTCCGCTGCCGCTTGTTCAACAACAATTTCCCCTCTACGCATATCACCTCTAGGATTAGGGGCTTGTAATTTTCTAAACTTATCAGCTCTAGTTTCAAAACCACCTGATAAAGCTTTCTTCTGTGCTATAGTTAATCTTCTGTATGACTCTATACTATTTTCTACACCTTTTTGAATTAGTCTTAAATCTTGAACAGCTTTAGGTTCCTCATCAAAGAAGTCTAAATCAGCATCATCAAAAGATTTAAAATCATCTCTTAACTTAAAAAGAGCGGGTGAAACTTTACCTTTAATATAATCAACTATAGATTTAAGTTCATCTCTAAAAGCTACAAGACCTACTACGGCTAATTGTATTGATGTTAATAATATACCTAAAGGATTTGCTCTTACTAATATATTAAATACTTTTAATCTTTTATTAGATAATAATAATAAACCCGCAACTCTTGTTATACCTTTACTCATTAATAAGAATTGTGCTGTAATACCCGCTACAATACCGCCAAGTTTAAGGCCTATAAATATCTTTGTTGCTAATACAAGTTTATCAAAATTAGTTATAAGGAATCTTATACCGCTTTCTATATTCTTAAATGCAGTAGCTAATTTACCACCTATTTCTTTAGCTAATTTATTTAATTCTTTTTGGTTACTACCTAATTCTTTATTTAAATCTCTTATCTGTTGTTTTAAAGGTTCAAAAAATGATTTAGCTACAATACTTCTAAATTGAAAGTACTTATCTTGTACCATTGATACTTGTCCAGTAAGTGTGTTAGCAAGTAATTTAGTTGCATTACCAAACTCACCACCTGGGCCAAATACTTCAAAGAATCTCTTTTTAGTTTCTTCAACTGATACTTTAACACCTGCTTCAAAACCTAACATTGCTCTAACACCACGTTCTCTAAATATATCAGCAGAAGCAATACCACCCGCAAATGATCTTTGAATCTGTGTAGCAGTTTGTTGGAAGTCTAACCCTGTAGCCGCAGCAACGTTACCTGTGATTTCCATAATCTTAGATAAGTCCTTAGCATCTTCAGATATAACCGCAAGATTACCTGACCCCGCTGCAATTTCTTCTAGAGAAAAAGGAACCTTAGCTGCAAACGCTGCAAGACTATCAAAAGCCTTACCACCCTCTTCTACAGAGCCAAATAAAAGTTGAAACCTATTTTGTAGTTGTTCTACTTGGTTACCTGCACTAAATGTATCTTTTACAAATTTACCAATACCAACAGTAGCTGTTGCTAAACCAACACCAACACCTACCTTAAGAGTAGTACCTAATGCTGCAAAAGTTGCTCTTGCTCTTGCTGCTCCTGCTTCTAAGGATGCTAATTTTCTTTTAGCAATTAAAGCTTGAGTTCCTAAACTTTTTAATCCAGTGTTTAATTTAGTTAACTGTTGCTGTCCACTGACGTTGGCTTGAATATTCAGCTTGACTGACATTTTTATTCCTATTTATTAAACACAATAATCTGTGTATTATTTTCGGTTAATTTTTTATCCGTTAGTTACTTCAACTTCAACATAGTCAAAATGTTTTTTAAAAGCACTTTCTATAAATTTCATAGGTGCTTGACGGCTATGACCATTATTAAGAAATTGAATATAAGTAACACCATTAGTTACAATAATCTCTTGTGGTTTATCTTTAGGTGCAAGTATAGTTACATTTGATGTACTACCTTGTTCACCAGTAAAGTATGTTTCAGTATATCCTATATACCAAGAATTCCTTGCTTGACCAGTATCAACAGGAGTCATTAATTTAACATCAGCAAAAGCCTTTAAGGCCCTAGCTCTTAATTGCTTTTCAATCGCCCCATCAATATCTTTTTGAAGATTAGCTATAGATGATTTTAAATTAATTACAGTTATTGTCATATCACTTTACCTTTATTAATACCTTTTTTAATTCTATATTTTTGTGTTCCATTACCACCAATGTTCACTTCCTTTTTAAGATTCTTAAATAAATCTTTTTCTTTTAAATTCTTTTTAGAGGCTTTTGTATATGCCTCAAGTTTTTTAGTATCTCTCATATATACTCCTTAAGAGATAGGCGGTTTTATCCGCCATATCTATTATGTTTTAGATTTTTTATTTACCATAGACTTCAAAGATTCGAAGCCCACTTTATTCTTATTAGCCTGTACAGCATCACTATCTTGTAATAACTTTAAAGATGGAAATATATCTTTAACATTTAAAGGTTTAGTACCTTGATAAGTAGTTTGAGCTATTATAGCAGATCTATGATCATCTCGCCAACCATAAGGTCTTTCTTGAAAGTATTTATGCCAACCATTATATTCATTAAATGGCATAGCATGTAAATCTCTTAAAGTTATACCTAATTGAAAGGCCATCTCATAGTCTACTAACTCGTCTTCCCCAACTTATCACCCTTATCATCTTTAGCACCTAGACCATTGTAAACTAAAATTTCATTTGATAATTCTGTAAGTGCAGTTATAGGAAAGTTTTCAAAATCCTTATCTTTCATATCCTCAGCACCAACAACGGTTGATTTAAATATAGCACTTAGGGTTGATAATCCAGTTACATCATCCTTGTGTTTATCTAAGGTTGTTTGTAAGTCTCGTACACCTTTAACTGTAAGTTGTCTTATCTCAACTTCTTGTTTTAAAAATGTAACCTTTTTAGTTATATCAAGTAGTTTTATGTGTTTCATTTTCTTCCTTTACTTCAGCCGTATTATCTTCAGGCTTTTTATATAAATGTTTATTATTAGATTCAAAGTCTTCCATAAGTTTTCTTACCTTATGTAACACGTCAAGTGTCTCGAATACTTCGCTTTTATTTTCTACGTCTTTCATTCTATCGTATGTTTTACGAATAGATGTGTCGATAGCCTTTTTAATATGTAATGACGTTATCCTTAAAACGTAAAACTTATTAAATGGTTTATTATTATTATCCATTTTTTATTATCCTATATTAAATTAATATGATGGGGATATTAGTCCCCACCACAAAATTTTATTTATTATGCGTCAGCAAACGGGCCTTTGTAGTCACCTTGAGTACTCATAGTTATAGTAGCCTGATTTGAATCAGTTAAACTAGGAGTTACTTCAAATGAAGCAAAAGAACCTTTTACGTAAAATGCACCGTTATCACCAGTCTCAGCATTCTTAACATCAATTTGGAACACGTAAGTGTTACCGTCTTGAACTAATGCTTGAATAGCAGCATGTACACTTGGTACATAGTTAACTGTGAATTCCATAGTAGGAGCATCAGCTTGTCCTTGTATTTGAGAACTTACAGATTGTCCGTACTGAGGAACGTTAACGATATTAGCGGGTTTACCAAAGCTTGGAAATTCTCTGATTGAAGTTACTTCAGTAGAACCATCAAAATCACCTGTTCCACCTGCGATAAACGCCTGGTGAGATGAATCTGAAGTTGGTAATGTGTAACTTGAATCAGCTTTGAATTTCAAAGTTGTAAAAATACCTGCACCTATATTACTTATTAGAGCCATTTGTATTGTTTCCTTATATTATATTGGTTAAATTGAAATGAAATTGACGGTATAATTCACGTTAAATAAACTTGAATCTTTTTCGTCAACTCCAATTGTTGTTATAAAGCTATTAGTTGTTTGCAGATACCCAGAAATTTCTTTCCGATCTAGTAAGTTTTTTAATATATCAGCAATCTCGTAAGCACGTTTCATTCCTGCACCTGAGGGTACAAAAATTTGACACACTACTTGACCGTTAGCAGATACATCAGTATTAAAAACTAACTCTGAAGAAAAAGGCAATACACTAACCCGAATCCACTCATCAGCGTTTAATTCGCCTTGGTAGTTTGCGGGAAATGCTTTTATATTATGCGATGTCCATTCAGTAGTTGTGAAAAGATTTTCAACAGACGTTAATAGTTGTGATATTGTTGCCATGTTAACCTTCCCTTCCTACTTCAATGTTTATGATAAAACCATTATCCTCATATTTATTAATTGAATAAGTATTACCGCCAAATATGACAGAATCATAATTGTCAATAATCTTAGAATCAATATCAGAAGATTTTAATATTATATCAGCATTTATTCTTGGCTTATCATCATTAGTTCTATAACTTTTAGTTATAATACCTTTGATGGTAATAGGTGATATAGTTGTTGAATTAACAGTTTGATTACCAAAGTCATAACCAGTAACGGTTATATTAGTAAACTGTACATCAGTAGCTAGATCTCCAACCAATGAAAATGCGTTAGTGACGTTACTATTTATAAGTGTTTTAAAACTCATTAAGCACCTCCACTAACTCTTACACCACGTGATAAAGTATTAGATACTTCATTTAAATATTTATTACACAAATTAACAATACTATCAGGTAATTCTTTAAAGTTTTTAACTCCACTGTTTATATCGAATATTAATCTTACCGATCCAACAGTTAAATCCTTAACTTTATTCTCACCTGAAGCATTACTTTCTTGTGTCTTCATATTGTTTAATAAATGAAGTGCTAACTCAAAAGTCGCCTTTTTGATATCTCCTGGAATAGTACCTTCAGAAGTAGTAGATCTATCATCTTCTAAATCTGTATAGTAGCCTGATTTATTATCATAATATGTAATATCTCTAGGCCACGATAACGGATATGAGGCGGTAGGCGTTGCCGTTCCACCCCAATCCATGTCATCGAGAATTCCAGTGGCTGTTACTAAAGCTTGTTCTACTAACGCATCATTAGAGAACCAGTTTTCTGAGTTCAATCTATTTTCAAAATATTCATCAGATTCTGATACACTAACAAATGAATTAGTTCCTTTTTGTAAAGCCATTATATTTCTCCGTATCTAATAGTTATAATAATTAACCGTGGAATATAGGGAATATACCCATTTGGTTAACGTTAGTAGCATGAACAGTCCATGAAGCACCATCAGCTAGGTCAATGTTTGCAGGGTATGCAGTTGCAGATCCCGCCCACGAGAAACCTTTAGGATGCATGATATTACCCCATCTTGATAGGATAGTAACAGCTCCACCACCATTACCTGCTAGTTCGTTTCTATCAACCGCAGTTGGGTTAACTTGTCCGATTTCGCTGTAATGGAACGCAGCAGGTTTAGCAAGGTAAGATACCTTTAAGCCTACAGGCATGTTAGCAGTTAGTACTTGGTTGTTAATAATTAATCTAATTTTACCACCCATAACAGTATTAAAACTAAAGTTACCATCAACTACAGGTGCAACATCAAGAACGTTTTGTTTTCTCATAATGTTGTATGTAGCAGTGTCAACTACTAGGTAGTAAAAAGGCTCTTCGTATTCACCTTTGATTGCAGTCATTGCATCAAATAGTTTATCGAAGAAAGCAGATCTTTTATTAGCATTTGTTTCAGTTGCAAATAACGCTGAAGGGTTAGATCCTGAATCTGAACCAGTGTAGTAACCAAAAGTTCCTACAACAGCTTCTGAATCAGAAGCACCAATAGCAGTAGCACCCCAAATTTTATCAGAAACACCATTTAAGATAGATCTTAATTGTAGGTCTTCTCTTCTTGCTCTTACAGCAGCGAATTGAGAACCTAAGTAAGATAAACCATCTACTTTAGATACTAGTTTTTGAATTGAAGCTTCTTGAGCACCAACGTGATCAATGTTTTTTACATAAACCGCAGACTTGTTTGAAGCAGACATTAAGTTAATGTTAGCATCAGTAATAGTCTCTGATTGTTTGTAAGAAGTTGATGGATCAGCAAAATCTAACCATCTTAGTGTACCTGTGTAATTTTCACCTGAATCAGTAATTCTAGCGTCAGAACCAACTAAAGCAGTTGAAGTTAATAACGCAGCATCAGCTCTTTCAGCTTGAGCGTAAGCAGAAATTGCCTTAGCAATGTTATTAAAATTTGAACTTGTTACAGTCATTTGTTTTTTTCCTTTTATTATTATTGAGGCATAATTGCCTCGGTTATTATTATAAAAGATTAAGCTTATTCAGCCCAGTCTCCGTCAACTTTAATGTTACCCTTTTCTATATTAGCAAGTAGTTCATCAGTTGACATCTCTTTTATAGATTTGACAGGATTGTTTCCTGAAGCGGGTTTAGCAGGGTTAATACCCGTACCCGCATTTGCTTTAACTGAAAATAAAAACGCATTGTTATCGTCTTTAGCATATGATGACACAGCATCATTAATACTTAGTCCATTTTCATGAACCCAATTTCCAGTAGCATCTTTCTTTAAACTTCCTACGATATCTTGATAAGCCATTTTAGCTGCTTTATCAGATTTGAAATTTAAAGAGTTAAGTTGAGAACGCACAGCGTTATCTCTGCTTAATTCTGTGTTCTTTTGTTCATAAGTCTCAAGCTTAGCACTCATCTCGGCTATTTTCATTTGCATAACTTCTGAGTGTTTACCTTGTTTTTCTAAGGCTTCAATCTCAGCTTTTTGTTTTTGTGATTCAGCTTCAGCAACTTTAGCTAAGGCCTCATCTCTTTGTTGGTATGCATTATCTAAATTAGATTTAATGTTTTTAATAGCTTTAGAAACTTCAGCATCAACCATGCTTTTAATATCTGTTTGATCTGTTTTAGTTTCCTCTACTTTAGTGTCTTCTTGTACTTTTATTTCTTCACTCATTATTTACTCCTTGGGACACGGCCCTTGTTATATTTATTAATGAATCTATACTTATAAACAAAATATAAATTCTTTTTATATATCTACCTGATCCATATCTTCATCAACGGGGTAGAATTCTTCTCTTTCTTTTTTAGTCATTGCTCTTTTTTCATTAACGCAGTTAGTTAATATTTCAACTAACCGTTTCATAAATTGTAAAGAACGACTTATATGAAATCTATCAAAATAAAATTTTTTTAATTTATTTATTTTTAAATAACTTTCAATAAGCTTTTCACTTTCAGTGATATATTCATTCAGTATAAAAGGACTGTTTTTATTAATCATATATCTCACCTAACCT